CTAGCTGGAGTACGAGCTGGATTAAGTAATTTAAGGTCAGCAGTTTTTTCAGTTCAATCTGCTATATTAGGATTAGGCTCAGGTCTTGCAGTAAAATCAATTTTAGATGTAGGTTCTAATGTAGAACAGCTTAGATTACGATTTGCCTTTCTATTTAAAGGAGTCCAGGAAGGTGATAAAGCATTTAAAGGCCTGATAGACTTTGCATCTAGAGTTCCATTTACTCTTGAAGAAATACAAGCTGGTGCTGGTAACCTTGCAGTTGTTACAAAGAATGCAGAGGAATTAAACGAGATATTACAATTAACAGGAAATGTAGCATCGGTAACAGGATTAGATTTTAGAACAACTGCTGAGCAAATACAAAGATCATTCTCTTCAGGTATTGGATCTGCTGATCTATTTAGAGAAAGAGGTGTTAGAGCTTTATTAGGTTTTAAAGCTGGAGCAGAGGTAACAGTAGAGGATACTAAAAAAAGATTTAGAGAATTGTTTGGTGAGGGTGGTGAGTTTGAGAAAGCTACAGAAGTTTTATCAACTACTTTTGCTGGAACATTATCTATGCTTTCAGATAAACTATTTAAATTTAAATTAGAAACAGGGCAAGCTGGTTTCTTTGATTTTGTAAAACAAGGTTTAGTAGAGGTAAATAAAATTATTGAAAACAACGCAGAGCTTATTGGTGTATTTGGAGCAAAATTATCAGCTGGGTTAATAGAGGCATCAAAGCAAGTTATTTTAGGTTCAGCATTTATCATACAGGCTATAAAACCAGTTTTTTCTTTTGTTGGAACTGCTTTAGTAAATTTATTTGATTTTATGAAAACTTTACCTGAGGGTGTAAGGACTCTTGGTATTGTTGGTTTTTTGATGCTTGGAGGAAAAGGAAAACTTTTAGTTTTAGTAATAGGTGCAGTTATAGATAAAGTTAGAGCTTTACTTGGAAAAGCATTAGAGGAGTTCGCAGAGTTTAATTTTAAAATAGCTGAAATTAGAAAAACCTTAAGACTTATATCTGATGAAGGTTTCAATGAAATATTACAACAAACAAATCAATTACTCGGTAAAGCAACTAACTTACAAAAACCCATCAAAGATTTTAGAAGAGAAGTTGAAAATAGTAATGAAGGCTTAAATGGGACTATTGGTAAAATAGAAAAATTTTTAAATACATTAGAGGCTAAAGCACTTATTTCTAAAAAACAAATAGAAGAGATATTATCAAAACTTAAAGGAACTACAGATGAAACAGATAAAACTGCACTTAATTTTACAAGAATTGCTGATACTGTTAAAAATCAAATTAAAAAAGATTTAGAATCTGTTAACGAGACTATTGGTAAATTTATATTAGGAGGAGTTAAATCTTTCTCAAGAGCTTTAGCAGAATCAGTTGTTTTAGGAAAACAATTAAACATGACTTTAAAAGAGTTGGCTCAAAAATTACTTGTTGATATTCTTGCATTTACAATTCAAATAGTAATTCAAAAAAAAATAGAAAATTTTTTAGCTGATAGAAGTTTAAAAAAAGAAAAAGATAAATTAGAAGTTTTAAAAGAACAAGGAAGAGAACTTAGGAAAAACACTGGATTAGGTTTTGTGAGCACTGCTTTGTCTTTTTTACCAGGTTTTGCTCAAGGAGGTGCGGTTGGAAAAGGAAGGCCCATCTTGGTTGGAGAGAGAGGGCCTGAACTATTCATACCAAATTCCTCAGGACAAATAACACAAAATGCTAGAGGCTTGGGAGGAAGATCCGCAGTTGTTAATTTTAATATAAATACAGTAGACTCAAGAGGTTTTGACCAGGCTTTAATAGAGAACAGAGGAACTATATCAGCTATTATAAATAATGCTTTAACTGAAAAAGGAAGAGGAGAGTTAATTTAATGTCAGGCACATTTCCAATATCAACTGCAAACTTTGAGACTATGGGTATCAAGTCTATGCAAGACACAATTATCTCAAAATCATTATCAGGTAAAAAATTATCTAGACAAATACAAAATCAAAGATTTGGATTTACTGCTTCAATTATAGTTGGAAAAAGATCGGATATATATGGAGAGCTTATGGCATTTATAATTAAACAAAGATCTCAAAAAGAAAATTTTACAATAGTTCCTCCTGAAGTTGAAAATGCAAGAGGTAATATAAGTGGAACTGTTCTTGTGAATGGAGTTCATGCAGTAGGAGACACAACAATAGCAGTTGATGCAATGACAGGCACTCTTAAAGCTGGTGACTTTATTAAATTTGCTCATGATAAAGTTTATATGGTTGTTTCAGATGTAACAGCAGATGGATCAAACGAAGCAACAATAACAATTGAACCTCCTCTCATAACTGCTTTAGCAGATAATTCGACAGTAACATATGATAATGTCCCTTTTAAAGTTCATCTTACAAATGATATACAGGAGTTTGGTGTTGTGGGAGCTGATGGATCAGGTAATTTATTATATAAGTTTGAAATAGATGTCGAAGAAACAATATAAAATTAAATATTTTATGAATGCAGACATCTTGGCAGAAGAAATAGTCGAGGCAGATGATATTGATGTTGAAAATTTAAATTTAAAAAAATACGACTTTCCATCAAAAAATGCTGACTACATAGTGAATGGTGATATAAAGGTTATTAGAAAGAGTATAGAAGATTATGGCGAGAACGTTAACAACAGCACTAAAAAATGAATTTTTAACGAATGAAATACAACCAGTTCATTTATTAACGATTGGTTTTGGAACGCCTGTAAATTTGACAGATAATAGTTTTGATCTTACTTCATCAATATCAGGATCAAGCAAAACTTATACTTCTTCTGCTTTTTTAATATCTGTTCCCTCTTTTACTGAAGAGACTGACCTTTCAAAAACATCTTTAAACATAGCTTTATCAGGAGCTGATCAAACCTTTATTTCAACTTGTCTTAATGAAAATATAATTAATGACACAGTTGAAATATATAGAGGATTATTAGATTCATCAAATCAACTTATTGCAGATCCTATATTATTATATTCAGGAAATATAGACACTTTTCAAGTATCTGAATCAGAAACTGAATCTACTGTAACATTAACTGTTGTATCTCATTGGGCCGACTTTGATAAAAAGTCAGGCAGACAAACAAATAACAATTCACAACAAAGATTTTTTAATACAGACGTAGGTATGGATTTTAGCTCTCAAACAGTTTTAGATATTAAGTGGGGTCGAAAATGACAACCTTTGATGAAATAATAAACCTTTATTATAAACATGATAAATATAAAAAAAATACTTATCCTGAATTATATTATCATATTTTACCCTCAATAAACTTAAATCAATATAAAATATTTAAAGATCAAAATGGTATTTTCGCATTTGTTAACTGGGCCTATCTTAATAAGGATGTGGAAAGACAATATAAAAAGAAAGCTCAAATATATAAAAACGAATGGAATTGTGGTGTCAATCTTTGGATTCATGATATAGTTTCTATTAGAAAGACAAAAGAGGTTGGATTATGGACAATTAAATATTGTTTAAATAAAATAAAAACAAATGATTGTTTCTCTTGGATTAGAGTAGATGACAATAATCAAATAATTAGAGTAGCAAAAAAATATAAAAGGGAGTTTCATAACTAATGGGTGGAGTCGTTAAAAAAGCAAAAAAAGCAATCTCAAAATTTGGAGTTTTTAATTTTTTATCTAATTTAAATCCTTTTGTGGCTCTTGGTGTTTTTGCAATTGGATGGTTATTCATGAGATCTTTAAAACCTGAAGTTCCTGACTTTGGAACAAATGATTTTGAAGAAACAGAGCGTGGTATATTATTAAACAAACAATCAAATAATGCGAGTATTCCAGTTGTATATGGGGAACGGCTAGTTGGTGGAACAAGAATTTTTATTGAAAGTTCAGGAACGGATAATGAGTTTTTATATGTAGCTTTAGTTTTGTGTGAGGGGGAAATTAACTCAATTGAAGAAATAAGAGTTGATGATAAAGTTGTAACTTTTAGTGGAGCTTTGACAGATAATACACAAAGGACAGTTGCAAGTTCTGATTCTAATTTTTATAAAGATGGTGTTAGTTATATTACGATAGAGCCTCACTTTGGAACTGATGGACAATCTGCTTCTAGCTTATTATCTTCACTTTCAAGCTGGGGATCTAATCATAAACTTTCAGGTATATGTTATTTAGCCTTAAAATTTAAATGGAATCAGGATGTTTTTGCTGGAATCCCTCAAGTTCAAGCTAAAATAAAAGGTAAAAAAGTAATTACCCTTGCATCAAATTTATCTGAGCAAACTGCGAGTTTTTCAACTAATCCAGCTTTTTGTTTATTAGATTATTTAAGAAACGAAAGATATGGTAAAGGAATTGCAACTGCAAATATTGATTTACAAAGTTTTTATGATGCCTCTCAAGTTTGTGCTACACAAGTGACACCTTTTTCAGGAGGCAGTGATATAAATATATTTGACTCAAATGCAGTTATTGATACTTCAAAAAAAGTAATAGATAATGTAAGAGATATTTTAAAAGGATGTAGAGGTTATCTTCCTTATGTACAAGGTAAATATAGATTAGTCATAGAAACAACAGGAACTGCATCTGTATCGCTTGGTGAGGATGATATAATAGGTGGATATTCTCTAGCATCCCCAAATAAAAATTCTAGATATAACAGAGTAATAGCAACATTTATTAACCCTGATCGAAACTTCCAGGCTGATCAAATAACTTTCCCACCAACAGATGATAGTAGTTTGGCAACAGCAGATAAACATGCAACTATGAAAACTGCTGATGGAGGTTTCTTGCTCGAAGGAAAATTTGACTTCAAGACGATCACAAGTCCGTATCAGGCGGAAGAGATGGCTGAGATTATTTTACGACGTAGCAGAGAATCTTTAGGCCTTAATATAACTTGCGGTTTCAAAGCATACGAACTTCATATTGGTGATATATGTTCAGTAACTTTATCATCGCTTGGTTTTTCAAATAAAAATTTTAGAGTTTTGTCAATGGTATTTAACGAAGATTATACAATAAGTTTAACTTTAGTAGAACACCAAGATAGTCATTATACATTTGCTACAAAGGGCCAGGTATCAAGCACTCCATCGACAACTTTACCTAATCCTTTTGTTGTTCAAGCTCCAGCAAGTGTCACTCTTTCAGATCAACTAATCGAATATAATGACGGCACTGTAATCGTGGCTTTAGATATTGCTATTGGTGCATCGCCTGACTCATTTATCGATTTTTATCAGGTTGAATATAAATTAAGTTCAGATTCTAACTTTATTATTTATGCACAAGGTTCAGGATTAAATCATAGAGTCCTTAATGTAATCGATCAATCCACTTATGATGTAAGAGTAAAAGCGGTAAATACACTTGGAGTCTCTTCAAGTTATGTTTCTGCTCAAAGACAAATTGTAGGAGCTATTGCACCACCTTCAGATGTCGAAAACTTTACTTGCAATATATCAGGTCAAGATGCCCACTTAAGTTATGATGCAATTTCAGATTTAGATTTAGCATTTTATCAAATTAGGTTTTCAGAAAAAACAGATGGAACTGCTGAATGGCTCAACTCTGTTAATCTTGTAACTAAGGTATCAAGACCAGCAACTTCAATTACAGTTCCAGCTCGAGTTGGAACTTATCTAATAAAGGCAGTTGATAAACTTGGAAATTTTAGTTCAAACGCAACGGCAGTAATTTCAAATGTGGTAAGCACAGATAATTTTAACAATATAACAACTGTTAATGAACACCCTTCTTTTGCTGGTACAAAGACAAATGTTGTTATATCTGATGATGCGATAATATTAGACTCTAGTGAGTTGTTTGATTCTGCTTCAGGATTATTTGATGCCGAAACTACAAGATTTTTTGATTCAGGTGTGGCTAATGCAGATTTTCTATCTTCAGGAAATTATGAGTTTGCAAACGTCATTGATATTGGAGCAAAACATACTGCAAGAATAACTGCATCCCTAACTCAAACTGCAAGAAATCCTGATGACCTTTTTGACAATAGAACTGGAAATTTTGATGATGGTAAATCAAACTTTGATGGAGATACTCCAGCTAATTGTGATGCTCATTTAGAGATAGCAACTTCAGATGATAACTCTACTTTTACATCATTTCAAACTTTTGTAATAGGAAATTACACTGCTAGATTTTTTAAGTTTAGACTTGTTTTAACATCTAGTGACCTCTCTTCAACTGCTGTTGTATCTGAAGCAACAGTAACTGTAGATATGATTGATAGAATATTCAGTGGCGATAATATTTCATCAGGAACTTCAACAAAAACTGTTACTTTTACAACTCCATTCAAAACAACAAATTATGCAATAGGTATAACTGCTGAAAATATGGCTACAGGAGACTTCTTTACAGTTTCAAATAAAACTGTTAATAGTTTCGATGTTTTATTTAAAAATTCAGGTGGTTCAAATGTTTCAAGAACTTTTGATTTTATTGCAAAAGGATTTTAAAAGGAGTATAAATAAATATGGCACAACATGATATGAATATTGCGAATCAGTCGTTTCCAAATTTTAGAACCGACTTGAATAACGCACTTTCTGCCCTTAACTCTATGCATTCAGGCACAAATAGGCCAAGCGGAGCTACTACAGGGACTCTTTGGTTAGACACAACTAATTCAGGTTCAAATAGTTTAGAACTTAAATTTTTTGATGGTACAGATGACATATCGTTTGCAACTGTTGACACTTCAGCAAATACAATCAACTTTATAGACAGTGCTGTTGCATCAGATTTAGTAAATGATACGTCACCTCAACTTGGTGGAGATCTTGATACAAATAGTTTTAATATTACAATAGACGATGCACATTTTATAAAAGATGAAAATGGCAACGAACAGTTAATATTTCAAACAACCGCATCGGCAGTAAACGAATTAGAAATAACAAATGGAGCTACAGGCAATGGCCCTATTCTTGGTGCAAGTGGGGAAACTAACGTCGATCTTAATTTAAAACCAAAAGGATCAGGTAAAACAATTATTGGATCTGGTGGAGCAAGTGCAACTTTGACATCAAGTGGAGCTTATGATCTTGTTCTTGATACAAATAGTGGAACAAACTCAGGTAATATTACAATAACAGATGGTGCAAATGGTAATATAGATGTATCTACTAACGGAACAGGCTATATTAAATTTAACGATTTAGCTTATATCCCACAACAAGCATTAACATCATCATCAAACGCAGTAGCTTGGGATGTTCAAGCAAAACCAAACGCATATCATTTAACAACAGAAAACACTACATTTTCCGCTCCAACTAATTCTGTTGAGGGTTCATTTATTGCATTAGAAATAAATTATGATGGTTCACACACAATAGCATTTAATACTGTTTTTGAGTTTGCAGGTTCAACTGCACCAACATTTACATCCACTGATGGAAAAACTGATATATTAGTTTTTAGATATAATGGTGCTGTATGGCAAGAAGTAGGAAGAACTTTAAATTTAAGTGAAAGTTAAAATATGTACGCATTAGTCAAAGACGATAATATAGAAAAAATAATTAATAATCCTAAAGCTATGATTATTGATGATGTGCAATATCCAGCTAAAATATTTCAACTGTGGTCTGAAGCTGAGTTAAATGCAATAGGTATTTATAAAGTAGTAACTGACTCGTCTAACAAAAAAGATGAACAATATTATATCAATACAAATGAACAATACAATTATACAGATGATCAAGTAACAAGATCGTGGGGTACTGCAACACCAAAAAGACTTGAAGATGAAGATGCAGTAGATGAAGATGGTAAAAATGTTTTAGATGATGATGGCAACCAAGTAATAAATTATGGTTTAAAAACTGAAAAGAAAAGAATTGTAAAACAACAAGCATCAACATTGCTAGAAAAAACAGATTGGCACAATCATAAAGCATTAGATGATGATACATATACAATTCCTGATAATATTAAAAATTATAGAGCTGAAGTAAGGGCAAAATCGAATGAAATGGAAAGTCAAATAGATACTTGTACTACTGTTGATGAACTTAAAACACTTTACGAATATGTTAACACAGGAACAGAAGAAAATCCTGTTTATGAAAGACCACTAGCAGAATTTCCTAAAGAGGTTGTCTAATGCCACTAATACTTGGAACTAACTCCATAAAAGATACAGGATTTAATGTAGCCAACTCATTAAGATTTGACAGAGGTAGTAGTGATTATTTAAATAGAACACCAAGTAGTGCTGGTGATACTAAAAAAGCATCGTTCAGTTGTTGGTTTAAAATTTCAGAATTAGCGGCAACTAGAAGTGGTGCTTATCAAATTTTTCATTCAGTTTATGATGGATTAAATAGATGGGTTATTTCAATAGATAATTCAGATCAATTATTTGTTGGACATTATAACGGATCAAGTTGGGATTTGCTTTTAATTTCATCTCAAAAAATAAGAGATATGTCGGCTTTTTATAATCTAATAGTTATAATTGATACATCTCAATCAACAAACAGTAATAGAGTAAAAATTTATCTTAATGGCTCTCAAGTTACTGCATTTGGAACAGAAACTTATCCATCTTTAAATTTTAATGGTATATGGTGTAAAAATTCAACTACAGAAATAGGAAGATATGCACCGACTTCCTCACAATATGGAAGTTTTTATTTAGCAGAATCAGTTTCTTTAGATGGAACTGTTGCAAGTACTACTGATTTTGGAGAGTTTGATTCTGATAGTCCTAATATTTGGAAACCTATAGATGTATCTGGTTTAACATTTGGAACAAATGGATTTTATTTAGACTTTGAAAATGCAAGTAGTCTAGGTGCAGATGTATCAGGAAACTCTAACAACTTTACTGTAAATAATTTAACAAGTGTAGATCAATCTACTGATACTTGTACAAATAATTTTGCAACATTTAATTCTTTAAATGGAAATAATTATGCTGGTTTAACTTTTAGTGAGGGTAATTTAAAAGTAACAACAACAGCTGGTCAATATGCACCAGCACAATCTACAATAGGTTTTAACAAAGGAAAATGGTACGCTGAGTTTAAAGCAACAGATGTAGATAATTGGACTCAGGTTGGAATAGTTGGTCAAAATGCTACTGCAACAAACAAATCGGTTGGCACATTTTCAGATGGATATGCATATATTGGTGGTTCTTCTGCTGGTGGTTCTTATTCAACATTAAATAATAATTCATATTCAAGTTACGGTGCAACTTACACAGACGGAGATATAATATCTGTTGCTGTCGATACTGATAATAATAAAATTTATTTTGCAAAAAATGGAACATATATAAATTCAGGTGATCCAACTTCAGGATCAACAGGAACAGGAGCCGCATTTACAATATCAGCAACACCAACAAGTGGATTTTATTATTTTGCGGTTGGTAATTGGTCTGGCTCACAAACACCAGATTGGGAAGCTAATTTTGGCTCACCACCTTACTCAATCTCATCAGGAAATAGTGATGCAAATGGCTATGGAAACTTTGAATATTCTGTTCCATCAGGATATTATGCACTTAACTCAAAAAACTTAGCGGTGTTTGGATAATGGCTTATACGACTATTGATAACCCTGAACTTTATTTTCAGACAAAGTTATATACTGGAAATGGTGGCACTCAATCTATAACTTTAGATGGTTCTGAAAATATGCAACCAGATTGGGTTTGGATTAAAAGACGAAATGGAGCTGAATCTCATGCCTTATTTGATAGTGTTAGAGGTGCAACTAAACAACTGCCAAGTGATAGCACTGATTTGGAAGAAACTGTGGCAACTTCTTTAACTTCTTTTAATAGTGATGGTTTTTCTTTAGGTTCTTATTCTAGAGTAAATGCCAATAGCGATACATTTGTATCATGGAATTGGTTAGCTGGTGGCACAGCACCAGCAATAACATACACAGTGAAAGTAGTTTCTGACAGTGGAAACAAATATAGATTTGACGACTTTGGCACAAGTGCTGTAACTTTAGATTTACAAGAGGGTGGCACATATACATTCGATCAATCTGATAGTTCAAATTCAGGACACCCTTTAAGATTTTCTACAACATCAAACGGAACGCATGGCGGTGGAAGTGAATACACTACAGGAGTTACGACCACAGGGACTCCAGGAAGTGCTGGTGCTAAAACTGTAATAACAGTAGCCGCATCTGCACCAACTTTATATTATTATTGTACACAACACTCAGGAATGGGTGGACAAGCTAACACAAACTCTACATTTGGTTCATCAAATTTTTCTGGCAGTATTCAATCAACTGTATCTGTAAATCAAACTGCTGGGTTTAGTATTGTATCCTATGCAAGTGGACAATCAGGTGCTTTCTCAATCGGACATGGTTTATCTTCAGCTCCTAAAATGGCTATTGGTAAATCAAGAACTTCAAATCACAACTGGGGATT